CTATTTCCAACCTAACATGCGAAATCGAATTTTTTTTAAAGCTCGCTTCTCAATTTCATAAATATAATTCCGAGAACACCCACAGACATCCGCAATATCTCTATCTGATAATGATTCATCTGGTCTCATCAAAGCGCAAAGTACTGAAATACCTATATCTATATCTATATTTTTTTTCATGTTCTCTTTCCCTCAAACAGAGTAAAACCAACCCCAAACGAACCACGCCCAACTTGCTACCATCAAGGTTCCAATGGCTCTAAACCAGTTATACCAATCCTCACTAATATTCGGTCTAATGGGGTCATAAACAAACCAGTGGTAAATGATCATGGCAAAATAAACGATAGTCATTAATATCGAAACGATTGTCATAACAAAGAGCTAGCTAACGATTTTTCTGTCTTAGCCATAGCCCCTTCAATGGTTGAAAAAGAGCCATGTTGCGATCGAATATTATATTTCCTGTATGCTTCGTTCCATTCGTTAAGCAGCCCCTCTGTCCCTGGCAACGAGCTACCAGATTGACGGGCAACATCGATAAAATCTTGCATTTCCTGAGACATACGCTCAGCGATTTCAATTAAGTCAAAAACGGATACTTTACTCATGCTCTACACCCCATCAATGAGCTTGCCAAATCGTAGCTTTTAAGCTGAGTATTCTTTTTATGTTCAACTTTTTTATTTAGGGAATAATCACGTTTCTTTGCCTTGTTCTCCGCAATAACAGCCACACTGTTTTCAACTTGATTCCTAAGCCAAAAATATGAAAGCCCACGATACTTAGGATCTCTTAACTTAAGAAAATGAGGTGAGAGCCAACCTTTTTTAATGTAGCCATAGGCTGTAGAACGCTCAACACCTAAAATCTTAGAAACTTCCTTAATACCAATTAACATCATTTGTCATCTCCAAACATATCACCTTGCATCTCATCTCTCTTGAGCTTTGTCATTGTTCGCAATACGTCATAAATCCACTGAATAGAACAACCGTATTTCTTCGATAACTCATAGTGGTTATCACCCTTAAAGTCTTGCCAAATTTTATTGCTTAAAATGATGGAGTCGATGGTTCTACCCTTGCAAACGTAAACCAACTCACCGCCAAATGTGTGGCGAATTTTATCAACCACCTTCATACCTAAATCAATAGCATCTTGATCAGAAATTGTGCCCTTAACTCCCTCCGTGACAAGCTCTAAGATAGTCAAAAGCATACCGTCGGCTCGTTGCGCGGAGTTACTTTCAGCCATTTCTTAACGCTCTTTTTTTAGCTAGCTCACTGCGTTTTTGCCACTGTTTTAATTGCTCAATCAAGTGATGAAGCATGCGAGGGTTTAACCATTCAAGCTTCTCGACCTCTTCATTCTTATTAAAGCGTTTAGCCTGACCTTTAGACCAGGTCAAAAGCCCTTGCTCAGAGCCATCCCGTAAAAAACCGGCTTTATTCATTTCAATCCAAACCTGCCTAAGTTTATCTAGTTGAGTTTTTTCAAATGCTTTTTTGTCACTTGATTTAGGGCTATATTTAGCATTAGATCTGTTTTTACTAATAGGCTTAAACCCCATGTCTTTTAGACGCATTAGCACTCTTTCAAGCTCCTGTTCGCTCATACCTTTGCAACTATTTTTCTGCGTACACCCCATTAAAATTGACCTATAAGTCTCATCGTCCAAATTAAGGCGCGATTTTCCAATATGAATTAACTGGATGTATCTGGCTCTTGGAAGCATTCGTCTAGCGTTAACTTTGCGTTGAGTCATATCGCTCACCTACAAAGATTTACTAACCAATGGAATAGGAACCCAAGCACCCACCTCATTACGCTCATGGAACAAAATGTAAGTCTTAGTCGAGCCAATAATAATCGCGTCATCAAGCGCTTTCATCGCTTTAGCCCATGATTCAGAATCATTACTCAAACGATGTTTACTACGTAAATTCATAATTTTAGCTTTACTAAAATTACCTTCATTATTCGTCTCAAACGCATCTTGAATGATGGCAATCAATAGCTTTGCTTCATCACCAATCAATTTAAGTTGCTCATTAATGACGGAATTAATTAACTCTTTAGCCGCTATAATTTCGGGGCCGAATGCAATTTCTGGCGCAACGCCTAATCGCACTCTCAGTCTGCCGTCATAAGAAGTCAGCGTCACACCGCCTTGTTTACCGCCAATTTTCACCTCATACTCTTGAGCTAACACACCAATAAAGTCATGAATATCACTAAAGCATTTGCGCTTAAATTCAGCGTGTAATTCGCTCAATACCTTAGCTTCTTCAACCATTACATTAACCAAACTGTTTTGTAATTTATCGCTGGTACTGATCTTGGCTAATGGAATTTTAAAGCCCTGTCGATTTATCAAATAATCGTCTTGCATCACTTATGCTCCTATTGTCACGTTTAAATTTTCAACCCAATTAGAGTGTGATTTTTCGCCGTAAACCACTCCCCAATCTTGAATTTCATAATCTTGGTTTTTACTTAAAGCGGCTATCATTGATTTATCATTTGCCAATAAGTCTTTAGCCTGCTCTGGTGTAAGAAAAAGTTTTCGCTTAATCTTAACCAAAGCATTACCAGTAATTTCAACGGCTATTAAATCAGCCATTACTTCACCCGCTCAATCATGGTTTTAGTGATCTTCTTCTCACCAATTTGAGTTGCCATATTCATGGTTTTAGATAGCCACGAATTTACATGCAACGGAAAAGACATATCCATTTCTTGCGCACCAAAGCCCAATCCCTGTCTGATTTTTCCACTGCATTTTTTGCGTATCGCTTGAAAGGCTTCTTCGTCAAAGTAGTCATCAGCATTAGAGCCACCACGCTCAAACTTATGGCGAATATAGTTAGCAACATCAAGCCCAAGCGGTCTCATTTCAATTTGATTACAGCGCCACGTGAACTCCCGAACGGATTGAGATTCTAGCTTTCGCTTGAGTTCAGTTTGCCCCATCAGCACAATCCCCATCACTCGTTTAAAGCCGTGGGTTAGCTCCCAAATACGCTTGAAAAGCTTGATAACATCCAGCGGTAAATCATGCGCTTCATCAACGACTAATAGATGTAAATTGCCATTGTTTGCACTAGAAATTAGAGCTTGCTCAATAGCCGCATCGCGATCTTCTGCACTTCTGCAGTGTCCAACTTGTAGCGCTCTACAAATGGCTGAAGATATAGACTCAGCGTTCATTTTCTTTCGATCAAGTCGTGCCGGTTGAATCAAAATCACTTCAGGATGATCTTCTTGAATACGGGCAATAAAGGCACGTCTTAAAATGGTTTTGCCACTTCCGCACTCGCCAATTACGGCCGTCATACTGCCTGCACTGGCAGCGCTTAAAATCTCTTCAAGAACTAGCTGATGGCTATCAGCCAAAAAAACATCACTCTCACAGGCTATTTCATTTTCAAAAATATCATGCCGTAATTTAAAAAATCGTTTAGTATTATTCGTTAGCATTTCGGGCTCCGGGTGTTCATAAAGGACTTCGTTATCAGGAAGGAAATCAGGTCGACCAGTGCTCGTGCGCCATAAACTTTCCGTGTGCGCACTCGTTGCTCCGTTATCAACTAGATAAGCTTCTATCTCTTTTTTACAATGTTCAATATCTTCGGTACTGTAATTTTTTGGCCATTCACCTCTTATTTTTAACTTGCTCACCATACTCGTGCTGGTTCTAAATCCCATACGTTTGAGGTACTTACACAAACCCACTTGAGGTAGTCGTAAGTCTTCAATTGCATAATGTAAATTTGTTAATTCCATTAACTGGTTAATATTCTCAGCCATCGTTATAGTCTCGCTATTTTCAGCACAGGTGCTTGAGGTAAGCCCTTATGCAATTTTTCCACTAGCTCGCCTACATCCACTCGGCTCACCCCCCCAATTGTTTCCAAGTAATCAAGCTCACTGGGCTTAAGCCCACGTCCTAATTGCTCGGTTAACAATATCTTTAAATCAAGAGGCTCCATGCTTTTTGATTGATTCTTTTTAATCATCTTCTCAGCGTTTTCTACCTGTTTAGTCACAGGCGACTGCGCAACAATTTGTGTGCCTTTCGGGCTAATGTGCGTTTGATGCTCAATATTTTTTAAATGGGAGTGAGTCACTAATGCCCCATTAAACGGTGCATCTTTCTTCTTTTTAGCGCGCTTAATTTGACTGTCATTGAGTCCAGGGAAAGCAAGGCGATCAGACTCTTTTGCTAACGTCTGACTTTCAAGGTCATTATTGCGATCAAAGGCTTCACCAAATACAGGCGCATCTACTCTAAAGCCTGCTTCGTCGCGCTCAATTGGTGCAATCGCGTGATAAATAAAATCACCCAGTTTGTCAGGAACGCCAATTAACATTTCCCACTCTTCACCAATAATTAACGGGCTCACCTTTACCGTTTGGCCGTTGCGAATATTTTCTAAGTCAGACAAGTCATAAGAGAGCTTTTGCTTCGCTACAGGGTGAACGTAAGTAATACTCAAAGCACCTGTGACTTTGCGCGTTTCATCATCACGGGTTAACAGCATTCGGCAAGTTTTATCATCCGGCAACTCACGTAAAAAGTGCCTAAATTGAGGTGTGTAAATTTTTAACCAAACATCTAATCGGGCTTGCTTATGCCGGTAATGTTTGCAGTTCATGCCAGGAACAAGGTTCGCGTTAAATGCTTCTTGCCACGCCCAAGCCGACTCATTTAATTCAGCCACACTATCCACTGGCTCAAATAAAATACGACTTTCAAATTGTTTTTCTACAATATTATTAGCCACTTCAACCGCGCCTTTTGCGCGTGGTCGTCCTGCTTCATGGGTGATTTGCTCAACGCCCAAAGCAGTTAAAACATTCTTAATCGCTTTAGCACCATTGGCACTTCCCTTATCCCAAAGCAAAATATTGGGCGCACCCATAAAAGAACTGCCATCATGCTTAGCCCAACACCACATTAAAAAAGTAAACATGTTCGCTTGAGTTTCACCGCTGGCTTCAAAGTAAAATAAACGAACAGCTCCAGAATAATGATCAATCAACACATAGCGCCAAACTCTTAAGTTCTTAATCTTGTCGATGTTATCGGGCTTGTTAGCGTAGTAATCAGCATCGTTCATAAATGTCTGTCGTTTGCCCGGCTTGCCCGGTGGGTAATAAAGCAAACAATAACTGGGGTCAGTTTGATGAACGTGATTCGGTCCTAATGATTTCATTTCAACGTGCGGTGCCACATTGTCCAGCTGTCTTACTGATGCATTTCTAGCAGCTAATACTCTGCAAACTTGGCTGTGGCTCACACAGTTATGACCGTTGCTAATGAGTATACTTCTGGCCGTAGTGACATCCATTACACGCTTGCCATTCTCACGAACGCCTTGGTTTAAAATAGCCACCATCAAGTTAATGGCCTCTTCACTCATTTCAGTTTTACCCGCATCAGAGCGTTTCGCTTTACCACTTTTCCAACCCACTTTTTTTAGCGCACGGTAAAAAGCATCTTTGTTATTAAATCCCAAAGCGTCACAAGCACTATTGAGAATAGAGCCCTTTTTACCGTGACCAGCATCATTGAGTTGTTCTACCCAATAGTTGATGTCCAGTGAACTGGCTAGGGAATTCATGCCTCTTCTCCCATTCCCTCAAAGCCCATTTCAGCCATCCACTCACCGCTTGGTTTTGCGGTTTCTTCCACATGCGCCAAAGAGCGATAAATTTCATTCCAAGCCAAAGAAAACTGCTCAACCATTAATTTGTTATCTGCATAAAAAGCCGAGGTCGCCGCTTCTTTTGAACGCTCATCCATTTCTGTAAACCCTAACTGCTCATTTAATTCCATTAACTGATTAATGTTCTCAGTCATGCTGTTATGAACTTTATGCATACAGGCAAAAAAGTCTTTCACTTCATCCTGCCAATTGGCTGCTGTGAATTTTCGTTGCGCTAGTTTTTCCTGAGCGTCTTGTAATTTGATGGCCGTTTCCGTGCTAGATTCACGGCTGGCTTTTAGTTGGGAGTCTTTCTCGATGATTTCTTTTTTGTGGGTGATGTCTAAATCTTCAATCAATTCTTTGATTGCTTCTTTATCGCCTAAATCTACAGCTTCAGAGCCAATAATTAGTTGTTTGTCATCTGAAGGCAATTGGCGCAGTTTGCGAAGGTCTCGGGAACCTAAACCTATTTTTTGTGATGCTTCATAAAACTCTTCGCCAAAAGATTTTAGATTGAGTAAGCGATCGTCAATCGTTCTTTTGGGCGAGTTAAGTTTGTAATTACAAAAATCTTCAAAATTGGCAATTGTTGCCAGTTTTCCGTTTTCATCAATATAGGTTAAACCCTTATAGGCTTTAGTTTCCTTTATTTCTTGAATGATCTTCAAATTGGCAACAATTGCCAATTTGTTAACAAACTCAAATGCTTCAATTTGCCCTAATTGCTTTAACACATCTTCTTTGCTTGCCAATATTTCCTTAGCAGTAACAATCTCTTTTGCCTGAGCAGTACTGATCTCTTTCATTTCTTTTTTAGCCATTATCATTATCCCAATACGTTGTAGTTGTTAGCCTCATTCTGCAAGGCTCTAATGTTGTCTCTAAAATTTTGCTCAACGGTGTTACTTAGCTGGACCGGCTTGCGGTGTAAGCGCCATCGTTTTTCATTAGTAGGCAACCGCTCAGCCCACTTTGCATGTTCTAAGTTAGCTAAAATACGGGTCACATCGGCTGGTGAAGTATCAAGTGCAACCGCTAATTTGCCCGGCTCAATCCCTTCAATTTCATTGCCTGCCATTAAACTAATACAAGTCAGTACGCGTTGAATTTGAGCACTTAAATACTTCTCACTCATGCGATTTGCCTTTCACCAGTCGCAGCGGCTTCTATATCATTTTCAAGCTGTTCTAATTCAAAAATACAATCAGGACACACCGCAGGAAGAATAATTAACGGTGTTTCAACTTCGCGCCATCCGCAACAATGTGCAGCTTGAACCCACTCCTCAGCAGGAATAACCATTTTGCTATCAGAAACGGAGTAACAGCTTTTACATTCAATACTTGGAGTGCCTTTACTTATGGTAATTTCAGACGCTTTTATTTTTTTAAGAGTTAGCATTTTTTTATGTCCTTTGGTTTGTTTTTAGTGGGCCAATACAGGTTTAATCAGTAAGCTAATGCCTGCCTTTCTAATGCGAGATAGCATTTTTTGAACATTGGTTTGGTGTTTGCCTTGCATGATGGAAATTTCTTTAGTGCTAAAACCAAATTCTCGTAGGTCTTTGGTTTCTTGCCATTGGGAGTGTTTGGTGAATAACCCTTGTTTAATACTTGCCAAGCGTTGGTCTTTTTGCTCGGTTAAAATGGATTCCATTTGGTTAAAGGCGTTTATGTAGTTCAACTTCCACTTGAGCGCTTTTTCGCCCGTAAAGCCCATTGCCAACAATGCAAAACCATCACGGCTTATTTGCCACATTGGTTTCAGTCTGCCACGACCATCTTTATAATAATCGCCAACAAAAAAGAGTTGTTTTGATGCCGTTGTTTTTTGTTTAGCCAGCCCAATTTTGGGCTCGCTAACATCTTTTTGGGACGAATTTTCTGCTTTAATGAGTCCAATTTTGGGCGCATTAACAATAATTTCAGACAGTAGTTTTTTTATATCACGTACCACATGTTTATGCTGTTTTCCAAAATGCTCAGCAATATCCAAACTGGTGGTCATAATTTGTTGGTGGTGATAACCAACGAGTGATTCTTTAAGGTTATTCATTATTTTCTCCACGGTTGTTTCTTTAACTGGCTTGTAGTATTTGGCGGATTTCATCCACTGCTTCTTCACTTTTCTCCCTGGCAAAATGAGCTGTTTGATATTGGGGGTGTTGAGGAAAAACCACACCAACAGGCTTGTTGATTAATTTGCAAACGGCTAAAGCAATTCGTTTGCCCGAGTGTCTTCCACTAATAACGGCACTAACAGCAGGCGGCGTAACATCAAGCGCTTCTGCTACACGAGCAAGGTTAAATCCCTTGGCCTCTAAAGCTTTTTTGATTTCTGTTCGGTTCATGGGGTAAACTCCATAGCTAAATATTAAATTATAAATGTTTGCAGTTGAGAACACATTATTAATGGAATGTATGAGCATGTCAACACTAAATGATGCAAATTTCGACTTTTCGGATGAGTTTAATGAAATACTAGTTCGTGCGAGTAGGTATTCACCTGAAATAACAAAAAGTGATTCAAATATTGCTAGAGTTTTTGATGTGAGTAGGACTACTCCGGCAACATGGCGAACTAGAAAAAAAACACCAATTGAAGCAATAATTGATTACGCAAAACGTAACAAAATCAATATACATTGGTTGTTAACCGGGGAAGAGCCACCTAGTTTAAATCAGCTAAGCGTAGATAAGGTAGAGCCGTTTGAGGAAAGGCTTCCGAAAATAGATCTTGCACTGTTCGATTTTGTAACCGTTGCACTATTAGGTGAAGACAGCGAAATAAAAAATATAAGCAAAAGTGTCTTTAATAAGCTTGCAGTGGAGATTTATAACCAAGCTTGCGATGTGTCCGATGAGGCTGAGCGTCAAAAAGTGATAGGTAGTGCCGTGAGAATGCTAAGTATTTCACTATTAAAAAATAGTATAGAGCACACAAAAACTAATGAGGCTCATTTATTTCCAGATGGCGGAAAAGATATGAATGATTCAAAGCAAAAACGGATAAATGAACTATCAACAGTCACACAACACATCGAAGGTACTAGAAGTCAGGTCGCAGGTCGCGACCTCGTAAACAAAGGGAAGTAAAAAAATGACATACGAAAATGAAAATGCAGTCTATGTTAGGCAAAATATCAATGGGAATAATCTTCAAGTTGCAGGAAGGGATATCATCAATAACGGTAATTTCATCCCCAATCTTAGTGGTCCTGAAATAGTAAACTGTAGAACTTGCCAAACTCCAATCAGCAGAAAGGCGGTTGAGTGCGGTGCTTGTTATCACAACTTTCATCATGAGATGATTTTAGAGAAACAAAAAGCAAAAAAAGAAGCGGAAGATCTTAAATACACCATGTTGGTAGTTATTGTTGTAACCTTGGTGTTAACATTAAATGTAAACTCTAAATCCAATTTGAATATGGGTGAATCATTCGTAACGGTTGTAATATCGATGTTTTTTTCTTGGTATTTGGGGATTGTAGCTTTGGTGCATATTAAAGCTTGGTGGAAAGAACGAAGTTAAATCAAATATAAAAAGGAATTTAAAATGATGAAAAAAATCACACTCATTTTATCGCTGTTATTGTTATCGGCTTGTGATATTCCAGAAGATCGATTAACAACCTTAACTGGAGCTAAGTCACATATTGAGAGAGTTTATGCTTGCGCTAAAATATCACAGGTTGATTCTGTTCACTGGAGGGTGCTTCGAGATCAAGCAAAGTCTAATAACCGAACAGATGATTTTTCTTCAATAATTGAAGAACAAGATGAGTTTGGATTTTCATTTCTAAAAATCCTTGAACATACAAAACAAAAAAAGATAGATGAAGCCAAGCACTTTTTTGCTAAAAAATTTACTGAAGAAGAATTGTATGCGCTAGTAGATAAATACAGCACAGTACTAAGAGCTCACTGTGAAGACGTATTGAGAGAAAATACATAAAAAAAAGGACGCATAAGCGTCCCGGCTCCTATAGCGTCAGCTGAACATTCTCTAGCTTTCCGTAAGGAACATTAATTATACATTTTAAACAGTCATTCTCAATGAGAAATATCTCAAACCCTTGTGAGACATCAACCTGCCTTTACTTAGCTTAAATATGGCAATATTCACAAAGGCTATTGAATAAAGCCAAACATGGCAGCATTAAGGTAGGATGGTAATTGTTGATGTTTTGAAAGAAAACTCATAAGTTTTCACCATTTTGAACGCTTTTTAAGCATTTGTAACTAATATAAACGTGTTTTACTTGAAATAGTTGCCTATAATTCATAGTATTAGTTGTGTTTTAAAGGACTATTCGGTATATTGCGCGCCAAAAACGAACAAGGAAGATTAATATGTCATTGAATGTAGAAGTTGGTTTGTTGTTAGACAAAGGTATTAAAATACCAGACCCTAGAAACGCAGATAACCAACTTACAGTAACAGTCGATAAAAGTTACATTCTTCCTAAGATCGCAAACAGCCTACATAATGATCTTTTTGATTTTGTTTACACTATATTAGGTAAGCAACCGATGGTGAACTTGATTGGTTATCATGAAGAAGGGTTAGAAGAAGATTTCTCTTTTGATGGCTTGCCTAGTTTTGAATTGTCGTTTGGTGGAATTGAAAGGCCTTGTAAAAGAAATGGTGAAGATTCAAATATCATTATATTGATATTGAAGCCAAAATATAGATATAAATATATACCTCATATGGTATGCGTTGCAAAAATTGAAGACGTGCCAGAAGATGTTGGTATGGCGGTGTATATAAGAGAAACACTGCAAAATAATGCAAAAATAATAAAGTGGGAATGGATTGAGTGCGGTGACGATGGAAAGCCATTAGATCATGAAAACAGGTATAACCAGGAGTTTTAATATGGATAAATTTAATAAATTTTTAATGCAGAACTTTGATTCAACTATGAATACTGTAGAGTTCAAGCCGTGTGCTATTTATTATCATTCTATGGACTACGTTGAATATCTCGCAGTTGATGATTTTACTGTATCTAGACGCATTGATAAGTTCTTAACACTAGTATTTGATCGGGCAAGAGAAAAAGTTGTTGGTTTTCAATTGAAAGGCTTTGAATGCTATGTAAATGACAACTTGAAACCTATTTTGGAAATGTCTAATTCTGATTTCTTGTCACTAGTACCAGTGTTAGAAAAGGCAGTTTTGTCTTTAGGTAATGAAGTTGTAGATAACAATGTTAAAGCAGCGTACAAGCAAGCTTATAATATGGCTCAAAATAATAGTGAATTTATGTTTGTTGATAAGCCTAAACTGGCAGCATAATAGAGCTAGAGAAATAACAACCCGCTTAGGCGGGTTTTTTATTGCCTTTTTTATATGAGTCTCACCAAATTCTTTTTTAACTCAGTTTAAAATCCAATCTAAAACCATTCTGGCATCCTGCATTAAACCCAAGCGTTTAATGCAGGTCTCACCATGCCAACAACCCAAGAAATTAAAATACTACTCATTGATGATTCATCAATGTCAGAGAGTGCCCGTACCGCCATTGCACAGCTTTTAAGTGTTGAGGGAGGATATGTTAATGATCCTGATGATAAAGGCTTAGAGACTAAATACGGCATCACCAAGCGATGGTATCAAACCATTGATATACCAAACCTCACCATTCTTGATGCCGCTGAAATTTACTATAAAGATTACTGGCTAAAAAACCATTGCTCAAAACTTCCTCCCCACCTTTCCATTATTCATTTTGATTGTTCAGTTAATCAAGGTAACTACTTTGCGCGTAAGACTTTGCAAAGAGCATTAGGGGTTGTCGTTGATGGTTTGATTGGTGAAAAAACTATTAAATCTGCTTTTAGCAACCCGCATCAAATCGAAGACAAAGCCATCGAATATACACGCCTACGTTGCAAGCGTTACGCAAACCTAGCACAAAAAGATGTGAGTCAAATTAAGTTTATTAAAGGCTGGATTGAGCGGGCTTTTATCGCACTACAAAATGGTTTAAATGAAGAGTACTCCCAAGAAGGAGAAAAGTTATGAGCTGGTATAACCCGCTCACTTGGAGTGACAAAACCTCCGATAATATCCTAGATAAAGATAATGGCTTATTCGCTCAAGTTGGCAGCTGGATTGGTAATTTAAGTTTAACCAAAGAAGACGTGATTGAGTTTAATGCTAAAACAGTGATTAGTGTTCAAGCGTTTGTTAAAGCCACATTGGGTGAAAATACTGAGCGCTCTAAGGCGCGTAGAGCGATTGCCATTTTATGGATAAAGGCAGAGTTAGGTATTATTTTAATGGCCTGCATTGCTGCACCTTGGCGTATGGATTTAGCTGAGTTTTACTTTAAGGTTGCTGGCACCGGCGTAATGCTTGCAGGAACCATGGCCGTCATTATCTTCTTCTTCGGCTCGCACGGCATTGCTAAATACCAGGCTGGAAAAAACGAAACTAGCAATCATTCGAGTAACGCTAAATGAGCGACAACGCCGACAGAGCAGCCGAAATAGAACAACTGCAAAGAGACCACGCCCTTGCTAATCACAAGCGTAAACGCTCACAACCAAAAGAATATTTGGGTATTCGCGTGTGCATGGAGTGCGGTGAAGACATACCAGAATCTCGCGTAAAAGCATTGCCAGAAGCATTTAATTGTATTTATTGCCAATCACAAATTGAACACAATCAAAAAAACTATAGGAAGTAATTTAGATGTTGGAATGGTTTATCGAACACTGGAAGTTAGTCGCTTTTATTCTCAATTGTATATTTTTTTTGGTGGTATGGGCGATGAGCCGTACGTTTGCTAAAAAAGATGATGTGACCCATTTAACTGAGCGAGTATCAAAAATAGAATCATCCATCATTGATATGCCAGGAACTAATGACTTTCATGAACTGGATAAAAGCTTAATTGAAGTCAGTGGCAAGCTAGATGCTGTGATGCCTCAGCTGGACGGCCTTAAAAAAATTACTGAGATATTAATGGAAAATGAATTAAGAGGTAAATCATAATGCCAATGTCCAAACTGCTATCGGAGCATAAAAGAATATCCATTCTGTTAGCCCTCAATGAAGCGCCAGGGTTTGATTTGAATGATGCTATTTTGCGTGATGTATTAAAAATATATTCGCTTAAAAGTAGCCTAGACCAAATAAGAACCGAACTCACTTGGCTTGAACAACAAGGCTATGTCACGGTTGAAAAAATTGGTCACAATAAAGTTTGGGTAAGCACTATTACTCAAAGCGGAATAGATGTCGCAGAAGGCAATGTCTTTGCGCCTGGCATTAAACGTCCTGCACCTGTAAGCCAGAGGTAGTCATCATGAGTGAAAAAGCGAGACGAACCAAACCATCAAAAGTTGACCTGCTTCCAGAGAGCATTCAAAAACGATTGGATGAAATGCTGAGAGATCGCAAATGTTCTCAAGGTGACATTCTGCAAGAAGTGAATCGAATGATTTTGGATGCAGGGCTAGAGCAAGATGCCACCATTAGCCGTTCGGGTTTAAGCCGTCATGCTCAAAAGGCTGAGGCAATAGGCAAACGTTTACGTGAGCTACGCGAATCCACCAAAGCACTCACAGCAGAGTTAGGCGATAAACCAACTGGCGATACCACCAAACTCATTTTAGAAATGGGTCGCTCTATGTTGTTTAAAGCCATGCAACAACAAATGATGAGCTTTGATGACGATAACGATGACGATAAAGAAGTTGATATACACATGATTAAAGAGGCAATGCTGGCAGCACAAAGATTAGAGTCAACCGCGATGAATGCTCACAAGCGAGAGAAAGAAATTCGCACAGCCTTTGCAGAAGAAGCCGCGAGTGCAGCAGAGGAAATCGCACATCAAGTCGGACTAACGGCTGAGGGTGCTCGGTTAATTAAAAATGAAATTCTAGGGATAGTCTAATGAGTCTTGCCCCCTGCGAGTTAATTCCTTTTGATGAAAATGAGTTGTTACTAGGCTATCAAAAACGATGGATGGCAGATGATTCACCGTTAAAAATAGCACACAAATCAAGAAGAACGGGTCTTACATGGGCGGAAGCTGCTGATGCCGTTTTGTGTGCCAGTAAAACCAAAGCAGCCTTTGGAACCAATCATTTTTATGTGGGTTCCAATAAAGAGATGGCTCGGGAGTTTATTGATGCGGCCGCCATGTGGGCAAAGGCATTTGATAAAGCTGCAGGCGATATTAAGGAAGAAATATTTATTGATGCGGGACAAGATGGAAAAGAAATACTCACCTTTGCAATCCACTTTGCTAGTGGTTTTAAGATCCAAGCGCTCAGTTCTAACCCGTCAAACTTACGGGGAATGCAAGGCAACGTCACCATTGATGAAGCCGCATTTCACGACAAATTAGCCGAAGTACTCAAAGCAGCACTTGCGCTGACTATGTGGGGTGCAAAGGTCCGTTTAATCTCAACGCATAACGGCATAGATAATTTATTTAATCATTTAATTCAAGATAGTTTGGCCGGTAAAAAACGTTATTCCGTCCATCGTGTCACTTTAGATGAAGCGTGTGCAGAAGGGCTATATAAGCGAATTTGCCAAATCAAAAAAGACTCCTGGTCACAAGACGTTGAGGATGAATGGAAAGCTAACCTACTCAACGACACTGCAACAGAAGATGATGCATTAGAAGAATATGCTTGTATTCCCAAACAAGGTAGCGGTATTTATATCAAGCGGATATTGGTTGATACCGCAATGAAAAAAGATATTCCCATCATCAGATTTACCGCACCTAAAGACTTTTTAGAATGGTCAGCACAACATAAAAAAATCCAAATAAAAGAATGGTGTGACGAGCTTAAGCCTCACTTGGCAAAACTTAATAAAGATTTGAACCATGCTTTTGGTGAGGATTTTGCGCGCAAAGGCGATCTATCTGTTTTTGCTCCGCTTACCATTAACAAAGATTTAACCAAGCGAACGCCATTCGTTTTAGAAATGAGCAACCTCACTTATGACGCACAAAAAGAAGTGTTGTTTTACTTATGTGATCGGCTTCCGAGATTACAAGGTTTGGCATTTGATGCAACTGGCAACGGTGGTTATTTAGCGGAAGCGGCCGCAGAGCATTTTGGTACAGAAATGGTCGAGCAAGTCATGCTTAATGAGCGTTGGTATATGGAGTGGATGCCTAAATTAAAAGCGGAGTTTGAGGACTTTAATATTCAAATTCCTCGGCACCAAGACATACAGGACGATCTCGCACAAATAAAAATGGCAAATGGCGTACCTAAAATAGACAAAGGCTCAACCAAAGGAACCGATGGCAGACAACGCCATGGAGATACCGCGGTCGCATTTGTAATGGCCATTAGAGCGAGCTGGATGGAGGGAGGCATTATCGAGTTTACCGAGCTTCCTAATAAAAATAGTTCGTTTGATGAGGATGGCGACGATGACTTTAATTTTGAACAAGGGGCTTTTTGATGGCACATTTATTCCAGTATGACGCACAAGGTAACAGGCTAAATTCGCACAGCTTAAAAAGCCCACAAACAGATGATGCAAAACTAGGGCATCTCAACAAACATTATGCAGGACATCCAAGCCGCGGCTTAACACCGTCAAAACTCGCACTCATCTTACGCCGAGCAGAAGAAGGTGATTTGATAGCACAATGCGAGCTCGCAGAAGATATGGAAGAAAAAGACGGTCATTTATTTGCGGAACTGCAAAAACGCAGGTTATGTTTACAAGGTGTTGATTGGCAAATTAAACCGCCCCGCAATGCCAGTGCAGCCGAATTAAAAGACACCGAAATGTTGCAAGAGCATTTTGAAGATATGACTTTTTTAGATGAATTGATTTTTGATATGAGTGACTCTATTTTAAAAGGCTTTTCAAATAATGAAATTAATTGGAGTCAGCAAGAAAAAATATGGCTTCCGGAAAAGGTGGAATTTAAAGATCCGAGTTGGTTTCAAATTCATCCCGATAACCGCAATGAATTAAGGCTTCGTGATAACTCAGTGAATGGTGCTGAGCTTCAAACCTTTGGATGGGTAAAGCACGTTCACAAAACTAAGTCAGGTTATATCTCTCGCAATGGTTTAGCCCGCGTACTCGCGTGGCCATATATTTTTAAAAATTACTCGGTTAGAGATCTAGCCGAGTTTTTAGAAATTTATGGTCTTCCGCTGCGCCTGGGTAAATATCCTTCAGGTGCCAGTGATACAGAAAAAAGAACATTGCTAAGAGCGGTCATGAGTATTGGCCATAATGCCGGCGGGATTATTCCCAAAGGCATGGAAATCGATTTTCAAGAAGCCGCCAAAGGCACCCAAGCCCCGTTTGAATTTATGATGACGCACATGGAAAAAACCATGAGTAAAGCGATTTTAGGCGGTACGCTCACCAGTCAAGCGGATGGTAAAAGCTCCACTAATGCATTAGGTAATGTGCATAATGAAGTGCGCCAAGAATTGCGAGATTCTGATCTTAAACAACTGGCTAATACCTTAACCCGCGATCTGCTTTTCCCCATGTACTACATGAACGGTAAAAGTTATCAAAACCCAAACCGATCCCCTCGATTTGAATTTGATATCACCGAGCCAGAAGATATCAAGAGCTTCTCTGAGTCATTACCTAAGCTAGTGGATTTAGGAATGAGAGTGAGTGTTGAATGGGCGCAGGATAAATTACAGATCCCAATCGCCAAAGATGATGAAGAGATCTTGAAATCAGTTTCAGTGGCTACTCAAAACAGTCAAACCGACCCACAAGATGATGAGATTAAAGAACAGGTTTCATTAAGAAAAAAAGCCATTAATAAAATTGCAGTACTTAAAGCTAAAAGTACGCACGCTGCTATTGATGAAGTCGATAAACTAAGTGAACAACTAAGCAATAATATGTCACCCATTTTAAAGGGCTTCACCGATGAAATTGAAAGCATCGTTAACTCAGCCGACTCATTAGAAGATTTACAAACCTTATTGGCAAAAACAGATCTATCCATTGATGAAGCCAGTGAAGTGATGCAGCAAGCGTTAGTGGTTGCAGAGCTTGGTGGTGAGTATGATGTGAGTGAAGGTAGCTAGTCGTGCCTGAATTAGTTAAATACGGTTCTCTCCCATTCAACGAATCGATTGATTTTTTTCGTAACAAACTCAATGTACCAACCGAGCGTTGGGCAGACATTTGGCAGAGCGGACACAACAGCGGTTTTATGGTTGCCGGTGCGCTTAAAGATGATTTGCTTAATGACTTTAGGCAAGCGGTGGATAGCGCCATAGCAGAAGGCAAATCAATCACCTGGTTTAAAAAAGAATTTAAAAATATTGTTGCACGTCATGGTTGGTCACATACCGGTGATGCAAATTGGCGCTCTAACATTATTTACGATACTAATATGCGTCAAAGCTACAACGCGGGTCGATTTAATCAACTACAACATTTTGACTACTGGCAGTACAAACATGGAGACAGCATCACGCCAAGGCCAATGCATTTAAGTTGGGATGGTTTGTTATTAAAAAAAGATGATTCTTGGTGGAAAACTCACTTCCCACAAAATGGCTGGCATTGTAAATGCAAAGCCTTTGGTCGTAGCCAAGCGCAAGTTGATAGACAAAATTTAAAAGTTAATCGAGCGCCTAATGATGGCTCCGTAGAATGGACGGATAAAACTACCGGTGAAATTCATCGAGTGCCTAAAGGCATTGACCCCGGATTCGACTATGCGCCACAAAAGTCAGCTATCATTGGACGTCAACAGCAAACAGCAAAAAAGAAAGCCATACCCTTTAAACCACCGCAAAAAATTGTACCGTCGGCTTATAGTTCAATTAAGCGATTTGATATTCATGGATTAAATCAGCTGTTGGTTCGTTTAAAAGAAGGGAAAGCCGAAAAGCAAGTGACGGCTCTTGAGGCATTTTTAAAGAAGCATCCGATTAAAACGTTATTTTTAAAGCAGGCTGAAATGAAACCCCGCTCGGTTTCATCAAAAAAAATCATCATCAACATTGAAGAGTACTTAGAAGAAAAACATGCTTACAATTCAGCTTTCTTCTACACTCATCCAAAATATTTAAGAGCCAATGGATTTACATCAAACCGTTGGGAACACTTAGTGGTCAAGTTAAAAGCGGATGCCAACTTTAATAAAATCGATTTAAAAGATATGACTGATTCTGTGTTAGGTGCTATATTCAAATGGAGAGAAAATCAAATAGAATGGTCATTGTCTCACATTGTTAGGCATTACTCGGATAGCGGTCATCATGCAGGCGCAATTGTTACTTGGTTACATGAATTAGGGCATCAGGTTCATTTTAAAGCCGGAAGACCTTCACCGCCCGTACCCACCTTAACCAGTTTGACACGTTACGGAAGTTCTAATGAAATGGAGTGGCATGCCGAACACTTTACCGCGTGGGTACTAAATCGTGAAGCGCTAGCCGTTTGGAATAAAGAAATAGCTGAATATTTTGACCGTTTATTAGAAGGAGTTATTTAAAATGGGATTGTTAGAAAATATGCAAGCCAGTCAGACGCCTTCATATGATTTACTCAGTCAGGCGCTTGAAGCGATCAATAATGATGAACTTACTTTTGCACAAAAATATCAACAGGTGCAAACTTTGGAGCAACAAGCTAAGGGCGTTGAATCTGATTTATTTGGTGACGCTTATTCAGCTCTCAAGATGATCGCATCTACTGATGAAGACCAAAGATTGATATCTGAATAATCATGGCTGGCGCATTTGTTTCAATCGAATTAAAAGGTGAAGAACAACTCACTCAAGCCTTTAATCGATTAATTTCTCAATCATCCGATGTTTCCCCCGCATTTAGGGATATTGGTGAATACCTAATCGAGTCAACACAAAAGCGATTTCAAACTCAGCAATCTCCTTCAGGTGAAAGCTGGCAATCACTTTCAGCCAAAACAATTAAAAACAAAAAACGCAAAGATAAAATATTAACTGAATCAGGAACACTGGCAGATACATTGCATTATTTATTAAGTGGACATCATTTAGAATTTGGATCGAATATGGAGTATGCCGCCACTCACCAATTTGGAAGAGAAGATGGCAATATTCCTGCTCGTGAGTTTTTAGGTGTCAGCGCAGAAGATGAAAATGAGATTCTTCACATTATTCGCGCACATTTAATAAATTAGTAAAACGCCTACAAGCTCGCTGAGAGCTTTTAAAATATTTGAGTGCTTGAATGATGTGTTTTCATTTAAAAAAACTCTGCAAAACGCCTTAGAAATGTTTCTACGCACTTTTTTTATTCAATCACCAAGTTAGTTTGACTGTTTTGCTTAGACAAGGGCATAATCTTACTTTTTATCTTTTTTAGTCACCCCTTAAATTTTTAATTCAGTTTAAAATTCATTCCACCGTGGCTTTGTCATTATTGCCACATGATGAATACCCCACAAACAAATTCCCTAAAAATTCCACTGAATGGAAACAACAATCCTAAGGATGGGAACCCTATTGCTGTGCTCACTAGAAATAGTGAAAACGATCCAACCGCTGTTTTAACTTTTTCAGTTGGCGAACTTTCTCAAGTAGAACCTAGCAACCGAGTTCAACTTTTACCGGATGGCAATTTTAAAACATCGGACGGCCGCCCTAATGATGTTGATTCGGGTCATTGGTTAATGGATTCAATAGCCTTTGCATCGTTAAAGGCAAATGCGTCGCTTCGTAAAAATGATTTTATGTTTGATTACGAACATCAAACGCTCAATGCCGATACTAATGGCAAGCCTGCACCTGCTTCGGGTTGGTTTAATCAATTGGAATATGTACCAGGTCAAGGTTTGTTTGCCGTCAACGTTGATTGGACAAATGCCGCTTTAAAACTAATCAAAGAAAAAGAATATCGTTATATCAGCGCTGTTTTTGCTTACGACAAAAAGACAGGTCGCCCCATCAGTTTACGCCACGCAGCTTTAACTAATGAGCCTGCACTAGATGGAATGAAAGCGTTAGCCATTTTAAAAAACAATTCAAATTCATCCCAATCACAAAACAATCAACTTGGAGAAATTTCTATGAATAAAGCACTAGCACTTTTGCTGGGCTTATTAGGTGTGGCACAAGACGGAGAAGATTTCTCCGACCCTGCTGTACTTAAAGCCGCGCAAAAACGAGCCAAAACTGCGATAGCAGCATTAACGGCATCCGCCACTCAATTGCAAGAAGAGTTAGACAGTGCGAATGCCTCTGTTGTTGCCTTAAAAGCAAAGTCTGATGACAGCTCTAATGCTGTTGATTTGTCTTTGTACGTTCCCAAGGCAACTTACGATGCAACAGTCACTCAACTAGCCGCACTTAAAGTTGAAAAAGACTCCGACAGCATTGAGCAATTGCTTAAAGAGAATTCGGATAAAGTGTTTGAGTCAGAATCTCAATACCTAACGGATTTTGGTAATCAACAAGGCGTTGCCGCATTAAAAGAAATGTTGAATAAACGGCCTGCGGTTGCCGCACTTAAAAAGACTCAAACCGAGGGTAAGAAAAAACCCGATGGCGCGAGTGATAACGATGGTGAGCTCAACGAAGAGCAAATCGCCGTTTGTAAAGCGATGGGGCTAGACGCTGATCAATTCAAAAAGAATCTCGAAAATCAAGGAGAAGGATAATGCCTTTAACTAATGATCGCGCTACGGCGTTTCGTAGCAATGTTGATTTATCCGATCCAGTTGCTGCAAGTATTCAAATATTTGCAGGTGCCATTGTCATGCTGGACGCTTCAGGTAATGCAACACCTGGTGCGGTAAGTACCACATTAATTCCTCGCGGAGTTGCTCAAGAAAATGTAGACAACTCAAATGGTATAGCTGGTGATTTAACCGTAGCAACGCGCAAAGGCTGTTTCCGTTTTAAAAATGATGCATCGGTCTCTCGTACAGATATTGGCGCAACGGCTTATGTCGTTGACGATGAAACAGTAGCCAATGGCAATGGTGGTGCAACACGTTCAGCACTGGGTGAAATTACGGATGTGGATGCAAACGGTGTTTGGGTAGATATTAAGTAAATCTTAATATCTAAACTTCAACTATTCAGCATTTTAAAATCAATTTAATTAGTTTAAAAAAGGTAACAAATAATGATTATTAATAAAGCCAGTTTATCCGCTTTGTTTGTTGGCATTAAAACCGCATTCAATAAAGGGCTAAAGGATACAAAAACCTATTGGGCAAGAGTTGCCACAGTGGTTCCATCAACGACTAGTGCAGAAAAATATACATGGCTTGGTCAATTCCCTCGCTTTCGTGAGTGGTTGGGTGACAGACAAATTAAAAACTTGGCTGCACACGATTACACCATTAAAAACAAAAAATTTGAATCTAGCGTTGCCATTCCGCGTGATGATTTAGACGATGATACCTTTGGTGTTTTTAATCCATTGTATGAAGAAATGGGTTATGCCGCGTCAACGCATCCTGATGAATTAGTGTTCACATTGTTAGGTAAAGGTTTTTCTGAGCTGTGCTATGACGGACAAAACTTCTTTGATACTGACCATCCAGTGGGCAATGAAGAAAACGGAATTAGCAGTGTTTCCAATATGCAAGCCGGTGGATTAGCCGCTTGGTTCTTATTAGATGTTAATCGTCCATTAAAGCCTCTTATTTTCCAACGCCGTCGAGATTATGCGATTAAAGCGATGACCAAAGATGATGATGAAAATGTGTTTATGCGTGATGAGTATCGTTACGGTGTGGATGCACGAGTGAATGCAGGATTTGGATTGTGGCAGTTAGCGTTTGGTTCTCAATTGGCATTAGATGAAACTAACTTTACTGCAGCAAGAACAGCTATGGAAAGTTTAAAGTCTGATGAAGGTCGCTCACTTAATGTCATGCCTAACTTGTTGGTATGTGGTCCTAGTAACCGGTCTGCAGCAGAAGCGTTAATTAAAGTGAGAAACCTTGCTGGAGGCGGAGATAATCCGCTTTATAACGCGGTTGAAATACTAGTAGTTTCTTGGTTGGACTAAACCAAGCTATAACAATTTAAACGAGTCCTGGTTGGTAAACCGATGATCTGCCGAAAGTCGGTTTACCCTTTTTAAAAGTTTGGAGAAAGAAATGTCTAAAATAATTCAAAAAGTCATTGTAGTCAGTAGCGCAGCTTCCGGTTATCGACGTGCGGGTTTTGCATTAGCAAAAGGTGAAACTGAGTTAGAAGTTAATGAAAAGCAATTGGCACAATTAAAAGCGGATAGCCGTATCGCGGTTCAGTTGGTTGAAGGTGAAGTTCAAACCAAAAAGCCTGAAACCAAAAAAGCTGAAACTAAAAAGCCTGCTCCTAAAAAGCCTGCAGTTAAAAAATCTGACCCTAAAAAATCAGACGCTAAAAATTCTGAAGCTAAAGCGGACAAGTAAATAATGTACTGCTCCCAAGATGATTTAATCAAACGATTTGGTGAGGGCGAGTTAGTCGACCTCACCGATGAATCATCAACCGGTGCGGTTGATGCCAGTAAAGTCACACAAGCCATTACCGATGCCAGCGCATCCATTGATGGTTATTTGGCAGGTCGTTATCAATTGCCGTTAGCCAATGTACCGGCAGTTCTTAATCGTTTGGCGGCTGATATTGCTCGTTATTTTTTGTATGACAACGGAGCCAGTGAGCAAGTGCAAAAACGTTATGACGATGCCATTACTTTTTTAATGGCCGTGAGCAAAGGCAATGTTGCGCTGGGTTTAAGTGATAGTGGTGGTGATGCCGCGATTAATGACAGCGCAGAAATGGCAAGTGCGGGTAGTGTTTTTGGCCGTAGCGATAACAGCTTTATCTAATGATTGCATCAATCATCAGTCAGCTTCAATCCGCCCAAATTAATCAGAAAAAGATTTTTAGCAAAGTGGAAGAAGCGGTTGATTTAGGCCGGGCGATGAAAGAAAAAATCAATCGCTCCCCAGTCGCTTACGTGATTGAAGTTAGCAGGCGTCCGGGCGTGAACATTAGAAATATGGGTAACGCTTTACAAATGGTTAAAACAACCGTGGGTATTGTGATTGGCGTTAGCAAAATTAATGACACCAGTGGCGCAAAAGCAAAAGGCGTGGTGGATGAAATTTTAAAACAAACTCGCTCAAGTTTAATGGGGTTTACTCCAACCGGCGATTTTGAGTATGAACCATTGTTATTAGGTGCCGCTGATTTGGTGGGTGTGACTGATAGCGCATTGTGGCAACTAGAAAGATTTACAACCGAACATCATGAGGAATCTACCAATGAGTAATGTAGCAAAAAACAAATCGGGCGGATCGTACGTTAAAGATCCTATCACTGGTAAGCGCACACTGGTTGAGCAAACCAAACAAGTAAAAGTCACTCGCTTAAACGAGAAAAAAGCGACTGAAAAGCCAGTTAAAAAAAGTGCCTCTAACAAAGGAGATAAAAAATGAAATTTTCTGAAAAGTTAATCCTGGCAAAAATTGAAGCCACTTACGGAACCGATGCATTACCAGTAGCGATTAATGCCATCTTAGCCAAAGATGTGGAAATAACACCGATTGAAGCAGAGGCAATTGATCGCGGATTAGTTAAACCTTATTTGGGCGCGGATGAAATGATTGTTTCTGGTCAGCATGTGGCACTAACTTTCAAAGTTGAACTTCAAGGGAGCGGTGTTGCAGGCACTATTCCGGCTAGTGGCGTGTTACTTAGAGCCGCCGGATTTATTGAAACCATCACAGCAAGTACTCGCGTTGAATATGATTTAGCCGCCGACAATTATGAGAGTAATACGCTCTATTTTTACATGGGTAAAAACCTACACTCTATGACCGGTGCACGTTGTAATGTGAAAGCTTTACTTGAAAAAGGCATTCCTTATTTTGAATTTAGTTACATCGGTTTATGGGTTGATCCTTCAGAAGTAGTTGCGCCAACACCAGATTGGTCAGCATGGCAAAAACCAACGCCAACCGGTCCAGGAAGAACCAGCGGTTTTACTCTAAACGGCTTTGCTGCAGAACCTTATTCTTTAACCTTAGATGTGGGTCAGCAAGTCAAATACATTGAATCCCTAACCACTGAAAAAGTAGACATCAACGAGCGAAAAGCTTCAGGTAGTGTAAGTATTGAATCACCTGATATCTCAGTCCATAACTATTTTGCGGATGCACTCAATAGTGTCACCGGAGCCGTAGCCATTCAGCACGGTCAAACCGCTGGGCTAATTTGCAAAATTGATTGCCCCAAGGTTCAAGTCTCTAATCCAAAATATGGTGATAACGAAGGTACGGCGTCGCTCGATATGGATTTAACACTGATCCCAACCGCTGCAGGTAACGATGAAATCAAATTTACATTTGAGTAAAAAGTCATCGTCGTTTTAACTATCCAGCTCGTCATCCCCAAGCTCATTTATTGGGGATCTCGTTTTAACTATTTATAAGAGAGTTTAAAAAATGTTTCAGTTAAAAAAAGATAATTGTGTCTGGTGGCCAGTCACTATTTGTGTGCCAACCGATGGAGGCAAAGTCAGTGAGTACCCTTGTCAGGTTAAATTTGAAATTGTTAGCCAAGATGAATTTGATTTATTAACTGGCGGCGGCGATATCAGTTTGATTAAAGGATTACTAAAAGGATGGAAAGAAATCGGCGATGTAGAAGGTAAAGACTTGCCCTACAACGATGAGAATATTAAAGCCATATTAATGATCCCTTATGTCAGAACCTCGTTCATTAGAGCTTATATGCAAGCAGCTGCAGGTGCGCCAGTAAAAAACTAAAAGATGCAGCCAAAGGATGGGCTGCAGAACCCATAGTTAGCAGTCAAGTAGAAAAGGAAATGAAACTACTGGGTGCACCGCAAGCATTAATCGATTCACTGAGCCAAGACAAAGTCATCAAAATCATGCCGATGAATTGGCCAACGGTTATTTGGTTTACTCAGGTTCAAGATTTATTACGTTGGCGCAGTGATGGTCAATGTTTGGGGCTTGATTTAGTTCAAATAAAAACAGAAGCAGATCTTAGCAAACGTAATTTCACTAATGAAGAATTTAAGAAATTACGCATGATGAGCATTAGCGCAGCAAGGGCAATTAATAAAGTCGACGATGAGTGATTTAAAAGTCAGTGTAATTTTTGATGCAAAAAACGGCAAATTTAAAAGTGCTGTTAATAGCAACATTCAATCCGTTGGAAAGCTCGGTAATCGCACTCAACAAACAGCGGCTCAAACTCGTCAATTCAATCAATCTTTACAACATGCAAACAATGAACTCGTTACTACCAACCGATTGACCCGTGCGGTAAGTCGCTCCATTGCTACATTAGGCGTTGGTTTTGTCGGCGGATTATTACTTAAAGATTTAAGTGACACCACTCGTAGTTTTCAAGTGTTACGTTCAACGCTCATTACTGCAACCGGTAGTGAAGATGCAGCAGCGGATGCGTTTGATAGACTTCAAAAGTTTGCAGCAAAAACGCCTTTTTCTGTTGAGCAATCTATTCAAGCATTTATCAAACTGAAAAATTTAGGGCTAGACCCAACTGAAGAAGCATTGAGTAGTTATGGTAATACAGCCAGTGCGATGGGTAGAGATTTAGATCAATTCATAGAGGCCGTTGCGGATGCCAGTGTTTCTGAATTTGAAAGACTAAAAGAATTTGGTATAAAAGCTAAAAATCAGGGTGACACGATAGCTTTTACATTTAGAAAAATGACAAAGGTAGTTGCCAATAATGCAACGGCTATTGAAGGCTATTTACAAGGTTTAGGTAATAATGAATTCGCGGGTTCAATGGATAGACAAGCAGCTACTTATGATGGCGCTATATCTAACATGGGGGACTCTTGGGACAAGTTTTTATTAAAAGTGAGTGACAGTGGTGCCGGTGATTTGATGGAGGATTCGGTTAGAGGCTTAACGTCTAACATCGATTCATTAGGTGAAAATACAGACACCGTTATCGACATTTTTCAAATCGGCTTAGTCGTTGCACTTGGCCATGTTTCGCAAGCCGTTCTTAATAAAACGGCCGTTACGGCTAAAGATATCATTGCCACTCGTGCATCTGCAGTAGCCGAAAAATCACTCGCACAAGCTGAAGTTGTATTGGCTGAATCAGCGGCTCGTCGAGCGGTTCAAGAACAAGCGGCCGCTAAGCGAATGTTGTCCAATGTGACCACCACTCAAATGCGATCCAAAGCTACCACTAATTTAGCCAGGGCAAACGGTCAAGTAATTGCAACGGAAAAAGCATTAGCGACAACTCGAAACACATTAGCATCTGCCACGAAAAAACTCAGTGTTGCCAGTAAAGGTCTTTCAATCATGAGCGGTTTAGTTGGTGGTTTGCCAGGGCTTTTGACCATGGCAGCCTTTGCGACTTACTCCTTTGCAACCAGCCAAGAGGAAGCCAGTAAGACTAGCTCTAAATTTGAAAATCATTTGGATATCACCATAGAAAAATTACAAGAACTTACTAAAGCGCAGTTGGATCTTGAATTATTTAATTTAGATAAAGATGATCAGATTAGTAAAGACATAAAAAAGTTAGCCGTTTTACGCGCTCGAATTGAATATGTACAAGTACAGGCGGCTAGAGGTTTCACCGTAAAAGAAGATGAGGGAACGGTTCTGCAGCGGGATGCTGATATTGATACATTAGAATTAAAATTAGAAAAAGTAAGAAAATTAAAAGAGCTAATGCGCACTATTTTAGCTGAAAAAGATGAACCTGACAATTCTGGAAAAACCACTAAATCAACCGGCACAGAACAAGGCAAAGATGCACTAAAACTCTTTACTCAACAACAAGCCGCCATGAGACAACAAATAGCATTGTTAGGCGAAACTACGGAATTAGCTAAAGCGGAATATGCTGTCACTCAAGGTAAATATAAAGATTTATTGCCTGCACAAAAAGAATCCATCACCAACTTAGCGCGTGAAATGGACTTAAAAAAAAGCGCTTTAAATTCTGACAAACAAGCCAGCACTTTAGCCAAACAACTCAGTGATGCATCCAATAGTTATGCGGCATCTTTACAAAAAAAGATTGAATTAACCGGTGAATCTAGTGAGGTAGCTAGGCTTGCTTTTGAGTTAGAGCATGGCAGTTTAAAAGGTATAACTGAAGAGTTAGAAAAACATTTAATGCTAATGGCAGAAAAAGCCGATCGCGCTCAGGAAGATGCTGATGCACAACTTCCGTTTTGGGAGCAAATGCAAGAACACATATCAACAACCACCCAAGATTTTGATGCGATGTGGGGCAATAGTTTTAATAGTTTTGCGCAAGGGATTGGTGATGCGGTGGGCACTGCGATTGTTGAAGGGCAAAACTTTGGTGATGCCATGAAAAACATTGCTCGAAGTGCCATCAAAGAAGTTATTTCTGGACTAATTCAAATTGGTATTAAAAAGCTAGCCCTTGCGGTGATTGAAAAAACGATTGCCACTACTGGTGCAACGCTAGCTACCGCAACAGCGGCAACAACGGGTACAGCAATAGCCGTTTCAATGGCTCCTGCAGCCGCGATGGCATCACTTGCCAGTTTTGGCGGTAATAGCGTACCGGCTATGGCGGGTATTGGCGCAACCTTTGCTTTAAGCGAGGGTTTAGCACTGGCGGGAATGGCTCACGATGGAATTGATAACGTGCCAAAAGAAGGTACGTGGTTATTAGATAAAGGTGAGCGCGTAGTCGATAGCCGAACCAATGCTGATTTAAAACAAGCACTTAAACAAGAAAGTTTTAGCCGTTCTGGTGACGAGATTCAAATTAATTACAGCCCTCAAATTAGTGCTGTAGATAGTCGAGGCGTTGCCGAGTTACTGGAAGATCAACAAGAAGCCATTTACGACTTAGTAAGGCGCGCTAAAGAAGACCGAGGGGAAGAATTTTAATGGCTTTATTTCCAACTAGTGAGTTTTCTAGCTCAACGCCCGTTAGTCATTCACCGTCTTATTTAAGTGAATCTCAGTCGTTAAAAACGATAGCTATTTCAACCGGTGCACAGCGCTGGGAAATTGAATTGGAAACAGCATGGATTTTTATGGCAGAAGCTCGTCGCGTGTGGGCTTTTCTTAATGCGCTCTTTGGACAAGCCAAAACATTTGAAGTGGCTTTACCTATTTTTAGTGAGCCGGTTGGAATTGTCGCTGGCGTAGTGAGTGTGTCCGCCGCTTATTCAGCCGGTGATAACTCAATCACTTTTACTAATTTCACACCTGAGCCAGGTGATTTTTTTACGTTTAATGGTCATACAAAAGTTTATCAAGTAGAAAGTGCGGTCGGTAATGTGGCGACAATTTTCCCACCATTATTGCAGGCGGTTGCAAGCAATGAAGTAGTGACTGCAGAGAATGTACTTTTTACTTTACGTTTAAAAAATGATTTTAGTAAAGTGCAAATTACTAAAAGATCGCGAACTCAATTAAAGTTTAAATGCATCGAGGCGTTTCAATGAGAAGCCTTCATGTAGACACGTTAGCCAAACTTAAAACCGATCATTTACGTGCAAAGTTATTGCATTTTGACTATACGCCAGCACCGGTTTATTTAACTGATGCGCCTGTTGATATTGTGTTTGATGGCAATACTTATTTAGGTAATGGCATGTTGTTAGGCGTTGGTGATTCAAGCCAGTCTGCTGATATTAGAGTCTCTACATCAACGATAACTTTTGATGCGGTTGATCCATCTATGGTCGCCATATTGCTCAGCAATCCTCAGCATGGCCGAGCCGTTAACATCTCTATAGCAATACTAAATGATGATTTTTCAGTCGCCGGTTTACCTATATTGATGCAATCAATGATCATAGATGGACTGCCTAAAATCACCGATGATCCATCAAAAGGCAAAGCCATTATTAAGCAAAAAATATCATCTGAGTTTGCTAACTGGGCAGTTAAAAATGGAAGAATGACAACGCCTAACAACCAACAAAAATACTTTCCCAGTGATACGGGGTTTGATTTTGCTGCTGAATCCGGTAAGGAATATCCTTGGGGGCGTAGCTGATGGGTCTCGGTAGCTTATTTCAAAAACTAAGGCACTTTACCACTAAAAAAATTCTTGGCTGGTTAAAGCCAAAAGATGTTGCTGGCGGAGTGATAATTGAGACAGAAGGCACTAATCAGCCAATCCCAATCATTTACGGCTATCAGGCAAAATCAAAATGTATCAAGGTTTTAAAAGTCACTACAGATAAAGTCGGCGGTGCCAAAAATGAATATTTGCATCTTGTTTGTGTTTTTTGCGAAGGTGAAATTGAAGAGCTGGGTACCATATATTTTAACGGCATTTCACAATATCAAATTGATACGCAACGTTACACCATCGAGCGGTTTACGGGTTCAGACACACAATTGGCTAGTGCGAGCCTAACTGCAGAACTTTCGAGTTGGGCGTCTACTGCGACTTTAAGCGGTCTGGCTTATGCGTATATTCGTTTAACAATGAATAAAAAAGGCGATTGGTGGCAAGGAGAGCCAACGATTAGTGCTGATATTAAAGGCTTAAAAGTGTTGGACTTGAGAGACAGCGTGGTTAAATACACCGACAATTTACCACTTTGTCTTTATGACTATGCAACCAATGTCCGCTACGGCAAAGGGCTTTTGGCTGACAAGATAGATAGCCAATCTTTCATAGACGAAGCGGATTTTACGGAAACCGAAAGGACTTATACTCAGACAATTTATAGACGCTTTTACGATCGAGAGTCCGGTATCTGGCGCACACTTCCTGTTGGCACTGAGAATATGACTGTCGTTGAAAACTTGATGAGTTGTAACGTTCGGTTAGGAACCTCTAAAAAAGTAAAAGAGAACTTTGAAGATTTACTCGCTGGTATGCGCGCTATTTTGCCAGAGACTGATGGAAAATACCGGTTGGCTATCGAAAAAGAAGGTAATCCAGTTTATGCCTTTACTAAAGAAAACTTAGCGGGAGGCATCCAAAGTTCAGGCGGTAATCAAAACAATCGCTATAACCGAGTCATTATAAAATTCAGAAATAAACTAACCGGCGAAAATGATGAGGCCACTTATCCAGAGGATGATGCAGATTATCAAACGTGGTTAACCGAAGATAATGATAAGCCATTGGTAGGCGAATTTACCTTTGACACCATTAACAACAAAGCAGAAGCATTGCAAATGGGCAATATTATTGCCAGCCGGAGCCGTCAGCAAATGGGCGCGACTTTTGTAGGCTTACCAGAAACCATTGAAGTTGAAGTGGGCGATATTGTCACGGTTGATAGCGTAATATTTGGATGGGTCGCTAAGCCCATGCGAATTGAATATATGGAAGTGGATGAGGATTCCGGCGAGTGCCAGTTTCAATCAATAGAGCACCAAAACAACATCTATCCATGGAATGTGTCGGATGTGGTTGAAGAGTTTGTAGACACTAGCTTTTCACTTCCCAATGAAATTGATGCACCAACGGGATTAGCCTTTATAGAATTAACCAATGATGATGTTGTCCAGGGAACGGTGTCTTGGGATGATCCAAATGATGCCTTGATTCGATCGCACCGGCTAGAAATTTATAGCGGTGTGACTTTAGTTGACAGCCGTGAAACCGTTGGTTATTCAATTGATATTTTCACATTGCCGGTTGGCAATTATGATTTAAACGTCTTTGCAATTAACAGCCTTTTTGAAAGCCCCGCCACAATATTAACCATCACAATAACGGTTGCTCCGGCGGTTGCCAGACACTTATGGTTGGCCTATGCGGATGATAATTTAGGCGGAGGGATTAGTATTGATCCAACGGGTAAAGATTGGCTAGGTTCGTCAACCGGTCATGCGGTTGAAGCGGCTGATATTTCAGATCCAAATATTTTTACGTGGCAGTTGGTTAAGGGATTAAACGGTAATGATGGTGAAGTCGGTTCGTCTGCTCTTAACTCAGGACGTAGGTCTAATGATTTAAGTTTGTGGTATGGAGACCAAGGCCATACGGTAAATTTGTCAGCACCATTTATAACGAAAACGGTAGTAGATGGTCCTATTTGGGGCGATGCTTTAAGTCTTACAGACAATAATGATAATAGCCATACTGTCACTAGTGAAGGTATAAGTATAACCCCCGGACAAAAATATAGGGTTTCAGCGCAAGTTCGGCAGCCGATAGGAGATAGAACAAACTATTTGATAGTAATCTTTTATGATTCGTCAAATGTGCTTATATCCAACACGTCGACACCTGCTAGCGACTCTTCTGGTTGGAGTGGAGGACAAGGTACATATAATTACTATTTATCGAATTCTGTGTTTCCTGCTACGTGGACTAAATATTCGATTGAATTCGGCGGAGATGCTACAGCGACAATACCATCAAATGCAGCAACTATGGCAATTGGCGGGCTGTTTGTTAGAGCTGGCGCGGTTGGGACGGAAACCACCGTAGACATACAAGACTTGCACATAGTTGAAGTTGCTAATAATGGCGTTGATGGCAATCACGCGGTAAGAATTTGGCAACGTTCAAACACTCTACCAGCAACGCCTTCTGGGTCTAATCCGGCTGGTTGGTACGCAAGTCCTTTTACAGCTAATTCAAGCTCAACCGGTACAAGAATGTATATGTGTACTGGCATCAAGGATGGCAGCGATGGGCTAGTTGGCGCTTGGGATGTTCCCGAATGGGCTAGCGGGTTTATTTGGGGGGATTTAGACGGTAGACCATCTGATGTTTTTGATCTTGGTTATATTGGTGATAATAATGCAACTAGAAACACCGGCATCTTGGCAGATAGAGATGATGTGGATTGGCTCAATCATTTACTAAATCGTCCAACAGAGTTGACTGATGGTCGAATTCAATTGGGTTTAAATAACTTTGGAGACGTAACCCGTGATGTTCCGAATTTGAGAATAACTAGTTCATCTGTCATTCAACATCAAGGCGCAATTGATGGACATTTTGTGACCAATGGAACGGCTGTTGATATAGGGGGACACTCCAGCCCACTATTTATCAAATATCCTGGCGGTGGAAACTTTAATATTAATGCATCTGCTCAAACAGGCGCTATTAAGATAGCTTTACCTGTGTTGTGGACTAACACAATGTTGAAATTCAAGATCTCCGTATTTGACTATGTTGCAAATAAAACTTTCTCTTTAGAAGTCGCAGGTTACAACTACGCAACAAACTCTAACTGGCAAAGAACTTCTGCGGTAATAAGAGGCAACAGCAACACCGACCACAGTATTCGATTTGGGCACGACGGGGTAAGCGCATGTGTTTGGATTGGCGAAACAACAACTATTTGGCAATATCCACAAGTACAAGTTTCGGACTTTCAAGGTGGATATCAGGGGGCAACTTTAGATAATTGGGCGGACGGTTGGGTCGTGTCGCTAGTGACAGCTTTTGATACAGTTTTAGTCACTAAGACTGATGCCTCTATAGGCTCATGGAATAATGGAGTTAACAGGCCGACAGAGCTGACAGATGGGCGAATTTTAGGAACGATAGATAGCGCTGGAAACTTGGTAACAGGCGTTGGCGTTGACCAAGGCAACGGCGTTTATCGAAGCGCTACAAGAGGTTTGTCAACCGGAAACGCAAGAGATGGCGATGTTATCAACTTTGGAACTGCTTGGGATCAAATACCTGCGATAAAGTTCAGTGCTGGCGGTTTAGCGCAATCCGGCTCATTAACTGGCGATCAATTTCAAGATGTTAAAGCGACTAACATTTCTACCAGCGGCTTTACTGTCAGTGCAAAATTAAAAGAAATAGCAGGCTCTACCGTTTTAAGAACAGACACCGGTGCAACCGCTGGTACTCAGGACTTTGAAATCCATAAATCACAGTCAGCCGAGGCTTTTGATGATACTTACACGTTTCAATATGATGTAACTATCGCTAATAATTTTGAGTCCGAACTTGGGCAATGGCTTGGCGGTACGGTTGAAGTTGGCATTTATACGAACGATGGCAGCGGTTGGGTTAAACGAGCAACTGTCTCTCTCAATGCAGGATTTGGCGGACTAGCTTCAACCACCACACTTTCAAACCAAATCAAATCAGTAGTTGTCACAGGCTTAACCAATCATGGAGGAACAGAATTTGGTATTAGCATTGAATCAGATTCTAACGGCGGAAGCACAATCAATTTTGATAATGTCACCTATACAACATCAAGCGCTGCAGGTGAAACCAGTGCAACGCCAACCGGCACGCCAAACTTAGAATATTTCATACTGGGAGGCGAGTAATGAACACTGATACTACGTGGAATCCACCGACTTTAGCAGATGCCATTAACAATGGTTATGTTTGCAATTTCACATCAAAAAAACCAATCAAAAATAGTCATAAAACCAAATATCAATGCCCTGATTGCCAAGTATTTTGCTGGCCTGCTTGCTTTGATGATGTCCGTCAAATTTTTGGGATTGATAGTGATTTTATTTGCGATGGTTGCTTCACGAAAATGCAGAGAAATTTAGTGGATATTGATGGCGATGGAAAGCCCGACACCTTGATTCAATTTAAGCAAAAATATTTAAAAGCTCACAACTCACCGATTAATTAACTTCTTGAGGAAATTAAAAATGGCATTAAAAACACATCTTAAAACTAAAAATGGTTTAAATCTTAAAGCGGCAATATTGGTAGTGACGGCACTTAATGAGTCTCGCAATGAAAACTACCAATATCAAGTTGGACCAGGTCAAATTAGAGATTCTAAAATAATATATAAGCCGACCACCCACTCCACGCCAAAACGAGTTTCACGATTTCAAGTCAGCATTTACGCCTGTGAAGAAGTCTTGCGAGATGGCCAACCCGCCATTGGTTATTTAAATGATGAAAAATCAAACCAACCTAACTTTATATTTGATTTAGATGATAAATCGAATTTGAGTCGGGTGGAACAAGCCTATTTATTTTTGAGTGATTTGTACGCTAACTCAACATTGATAGATGTCTCAGATTTGGGGCTTATTTAACCTGGGCTTTTGCCCGATATTTTTAACTCAGTAACAACAAACCAACGACTATTAAAGGAGTCACATTATGAAAACACTTAACAAAACATTGATTGCAATTCTATTATTTGCGGTCTTCACAATACCTTCAACCGCGCCAGTTAAAGCGGTAGCGATGTCGGATTATTTAGAAAATGCGCTACTCGACCACGTATTTAGAGGGCGTGCTTATACGGCTCCTACGACTGTTTATGTCGCATTGATGACTGCCAATGCCGATGATACTGGCGGCGGTACTGAAGTCACCGGTGGCTCTTATGCAAGAGTTGCGCTAGTAGCCAATGATACCAACTTCAACAATACGCAAGGTAATACAACAGGTGCATCAACTGGAACCGATGGTCAAATAGAGAACGGTGCAGTGATCACTTTTCCGGCTCCAACAGCAAGTTGGGGGGTAGTTACCGGCTGGGCGATTTATGATGCTTCATCGGGTGGTAATCTTATCTTGCACTCCGGTCTCGGCACCAATAAAACCATCAATAATGGTGACTCAGCGCCATCATTTCCGGTGAGTTCTTTAACTAATCAAATTGACGATTAAGTAAAGAGCCAGTCAATGAGTAATGTTGGTGGCATCGTTAAAGTAGAAGTTGATACTTCTGCTTTAGCGGGTACAAATTTAACCGCTTTAACCAGCGGTTTAACCTTCTCGGTTGAGCAGGACTATGGTGCTGTTTTTGAAATTAATGCGAGTGGTCAAATAGAAGTTACTAATGATGGCTCGGGTAACGGTTCTCAACATATTTTAAAATGTAATTACGTTCCCCCAGTAGATAATTATCAAGTTTATTCTAATCATCCCGCAGGCTCTACAGTCAATGGCAGAACAAGCCTTGCAACGGTTTTATATAAAGACGCTGTCAATGGTTACGATACCGTTGCTTTCGCAGGCAACTCAAATGCTTGGCGTCAAATTAGGTTAGATAGTTCTGGTAATAACGCAGTTTTAGGCTTTAGCGTTTCTAGCACCAACCCAGAAACCACAGAAGCTGATTTGCTTTTTGAAGTACTCGCAAGCGGAAAGTTCACCGCTACGGTTGGCCAAGCTCAGCTATCGGGTGCAAATAACATTCCCTCTATCGTTACCAACGGTTCAAAGTTTATTGGACTTGGCGTGTATGGCAATTCTGTTGGCTGTTATCTCGGCTCGTTTGGGGTCAAATGGCGTCAGATTTTAGCCGTTGATAACCGATGGTCGAACAACGGTGATTCAATAACCGTTTCAGTGCAAGGCGTAGGCGCAAGTGGTGCAATTGTTACGCTTAATTCTGAGCGAGATGGTTCCGGTACCAGCGTTGTACAAACAGTAACTAATCAAACCGATTCGAGTATTACTTACACTGTTATCCAAGGCGCGTTAACGAGTGGTGAAGTCTATTTATTTATTGATTCAAACGGTAATAAAACCACCAACGGCTTTGAAATAAATGTTGGCTTGTCGCAACCAGGTACAAGTGGTTTTTTAGTTGAAAATTTAGTTAGTCGAGGTGCTGTTACTACAAATTTAAGCCAGATGGGGACTAATACGTCCGGCATTATTGAGTTTGGAAATGGACGAATAGGCATAGTTGATAATGGCAATGCAGAGGTGCATGAATATGCTTCAGCGGATTTAAGCACTCGGTTGAGGGTAATTACGCTTGGTGGATTAAACACCACCGAAAATGATTCCGAAGATGGCTGTTGGATGGGTAATGGCGTGTTTGGTATTGTTTGCGAGGACAACTCTAACTATATCATTCATGTTTTTGATTATCCCGACATAGCTCTTGGAAGTGTGACCGTACCGGCAAAGGAAACGCATACCGTAGCCGTGCCCGGAGGTGATAATAATTCTGGTGGTGAGATGTTGTCTTACAACCCAAAAACGAGAACGTGGTATTTGGGGGGCGAAGGAGAGCAGGCTAATACATTACAAAAGTTCTACAAAATAATTAGACCCTTAAGTGAGCACACCAATTTTGACTACAATGACGCCGAACTTGTAGTTACTGAGCCATTCGATGCTGAGTTGTTGGTGGGTGATTTATCGGGTGGTTTTTTTCACGAAGCGTCGGGTACTGTTGTTCTTTGTTCACACACGGCGTCAAACTTAAAACAACTAGATCCCGAGGGTGATGGAACTGTAATAAGCACAAAGGCGCTCAGTCCTACAGGTAATCAGTGGGAAGCAGCTGTTAATTTAGGTGGTGGTGATGACGTTCAGGCGATTTCAGAAGGAAATGTCACTGAGCGGTTTGATTATCCTGCAGTTGCTAGCCCTATTGATTTAGATGGAAGCGCTCAATCAAGCACTTCTGCAAGTGGTGATTTAACAACTGAAATTCCTTTATCTGGCGATGCTGGTTCATCTAATTCAGCGAGCGGAGCGCTAGAAACAAACATTAATTTAGCGGGTAATGCCGACTCACAAAATATTGCTTCAGGCGATTTAGATACCCGGATTGACCTGGCAGGTGATGCTACTGCTGAATCAGTTGCTAATGCTAATTTAGACAGTGAAATAACTCTATCTGGTAGTGCTGAATCTTCTAGTTCTGCAGACGGTCAATTAGAAACAAACATCAACTTATCTGGTGACGCAAGCTCTCAAAGTGGAGCTTCAGGCGTGCTGGATAGTGATAGCAGTTTACAGGGTGATGCGGCATCAAGTTCGACAGCAAATGCAGATCTAATCACTGAGATTACTTTGGTTGCTGCAGCTCTCTCATCGAGCACTGCAAACGGTACGCTCTCATCAAATATTAATTTGTCTGGTATCGCTTCATCAATATCAATCGCAGACGGTGTTCTGACAACAAATATTAACTTGTCAGGCTCAGCACTAAGTGAAGCAATTGCATCCGCTGGTTTAGCTTCTGAAATCATTTTAGACGGTAACGCTCAATCACAAAGCTCTGCTTCAGGAGAATTGTCTGGCAGCACATCGCTCGCTGGTGATGCGGTATCTAGTTCGATTGGTTCGGGTGAATTGACGGTAGAAATAACACTGGCGGGTGATGCTATTTCTGAGAGCTTGGCATCAGCTGATTTAACCGCTGGCTCAGCATCAACTATGTCAGGCCAAGCATTCTCTCAGTCTATAGCGTCCGGTGATTTAGTTACAAACATTCAACTAGCCGGTGATGCAATTGCATTGTCAACCAGTTCTGCAGGGCTTGAGTCAAGCATACAGCTGAGCGGTGTGGCTGCATCAATTTCAGTAGCAACCGGTGACTTAGTTCTTAGTATAACTTTAGCCGGTGACGCTTTATCGCAAATGCAAGTCGATGGCACATTATCAACATCTATATCATTCAGCGGTTCGGCCATATCGCAATCAATCGCAGAGGCAGTGTTTGCATTAACACAAGTCGCACAGGCAACCAATGTAATAGGAGTGGCCAAGTTTTATAGCCATCTAACAGGCATAGTCAGCTTCACAGCGGAACAACCGATAGGAGTAACAAATTTTGATATTTAAAGGCGAGTATGGAGAACCATTTCAAGTGCTATCGCATCAAGTTTTAACGGGTGTTTTGACCTTAGAGTTCACTAGCCCAAGTAGACAGGTAATCACCAAGGCGGCACAAATAGGCGCTACTACAGTGCAATACAAGGGGACTGATTACCCAGCTGACCAGCAAGCTTTTTATGTGGTAGAAGCCAATGACTTTAACGAGTCTGGCTCATGGAGCGTGAGGATTATCCAAACGCTTACAGCACCAGATAAGGTTAAAAAATCACACAGAATATCATTCAGCGTAAAACTTTAATTTTCATTAACAACAGAGGAAAGCAACATGATTGATTTTATTTTATATGGCATAGAGCTACTATTTGTTGTTTGGTTATTCTTTATCAACGTAATGACATGGAAGAAACATCAAGCCAAGATACCTAAATGGGTTCAATATGTTTTGTATATCGTCGTCGCTGTGGGCTGGGTTTTAGATGTCTTATTTAACATCATCTATTGCTCGGTACTTTTTTTAGAACTACCAAAGGAGTGGACGGCCAGCGAACGATTCAGAAGAATCCTAATAACAAAACATGAATCATCATACAGGTGGAAACTGGCTTATCTCTTCTGCACTAAGTTGATAGAACCATGGGACTGGAATCACTGCGGCTTGGCAAACTTAAAATGATTAACTATATATTATTTGGGCTATTAGGAGTCGCTGGGATAATCAACACGATATTGGTGTATATAAGCTTCCACCTTCTGATGAGAGCCCCCCATTTCCCCTTTGATGACACCAATAGGTTTAACCGGCTCAGAGTGTTCTTCTGGTCATACAAAAGACCATACTTATTCAATTCATTAGGTTACGGCCGCATCAGATTAGTTTGGGAAGCTCTACATCATGAAGAGAAGTTTGGTGATCTATTTGAATGGACTAAGCACGACGAGTGGGAGAATATTAATCAGAAGAAGACTGATTGA